GCGTCCGTCGCGCGCACCATGCGCATTTCGAAGCATCATAATATGTTCGAGATCACTCCTGATTGGCCAACTCATACGAGTACAGCTGTTGCTGGTACTTTCGAGTTTTTTCATTTCCGCCTCAAGGATACAACTCCTATAACGGACGTGTTTCCTTTGTCAGCGGCTTCCGTTACCAACGGAACCGAAGCGTTTTCGTACGCACTTCAACTTCGTGGCGGTGCAACCGCTTTGGGTCTTTTTGATACTCTTAGGGATGGCATTGCTTCGCGCGTAAGCGCTGGCAGTAGCGTTTCTTCGGAAATTACTTGTCATCGTTCCACGTCGTGGTATGATTCACCCGATTTTGTGCAACGTTTTGAATTCGTTAAGAGCAAGGTGGTTTATATTCCCAATGGTCAGACCGCCATTTATCAATGGGTGGACCCTGGATGCACCGTGTCTTTCCGGGATTTGAATTTTCCGGATGCCTATGTCACGCCTACTTCTGCCGAGACCGATGCTATCAATACTCCGTATTTGCCTAAGGGATGGCCTTTCGTCATGGTCCGTTTTTGGAAACACGAGGCTTCTGCTAGTTCTACTAGTGGGAATTTTGTTTCTCCCGAGGCCTTTACGATTACGCGCAAGTCGTATTATTATGTACCGGATCATTATGGACGTGATTTTGCAGTTAAAACGACACCTCTTGTGACACTAGGGACATAGAGAAAAGAATATATTTACAAATTTTGAAAAATTGTTCTACATGTATCTTGAGATTCCGTATTTTGGTATTCCGCGCCGACGCGAATAACGTTGCACTAAGCGAATGTTTCGCACGCGACGCCGTGCCCTAAATCCTCTGAAAGTTCGCTGAATGATTCGAGCAGACGCGAATCGTCGTCTCTGTCTTGCCAATTGCGCGTTGTAATAATTCTGTCGCGCATAACCTTGTAACGTCTGCCGTCTCTTCATTGTAGTAAGAAAAAAAAGCCCCCTGGGGGGTTGGGGGGTTAAATATGTTCTGACGCAAAAAATTCGGCCACGCAGGTTCAGGATTAGTATTACCCTGAACCTGCGTCCACGACCTTGGTCCAAGAATAGTTGTGGACGCACTTATATATTAATTATTCTACAGTTGGATATCAAAAATATCCTCATTCACAGGTTCCGGTGTTAGCATCTCCGGCGTAGCCGTTTCTCCAGATGCTATCCAAGAATAACGAGAAATCCGTCGCGTCAGCGGTGTTTTCTCTATCTCGTCCCGGTACCATTCCGTGTACGGTTTGTTGCTCGTGAAAATTATTCGTTTCGCCACGAATTGCGCAGCTCCACCCTTCGTTTCTACGAGCATCGGATACCTGTCGGTCAAGCGTAGCAGGAAATCCCATGGGAGCCATCCGTAAAAATCATCGATAACGACGGTTTCGTGTCCTTCGTAACCGCACCACCAGTTGGACCGGGCTTTCCAGTAGGCGTCCGGGTATGTTTCTCTGGCCAGCCTGGACTTTCCAACTCCCGTTTCACCGCATATCACATATACCTCGGTTTTGAAGTCTCGAGCTTCCGTTTTTAAACGTTTGTAACGTTCGACGGCTTTGTAGTGCTTCGCCCATGTTGCAAAATGCTCGTCTGCGATCTCGAGTTCCGACTTTCCCGCGTCCACCGCTTCCTTTAATGCGAGAAGATCCGTGCGCTGACCCGGAGTTACAAGACTCAACTCCCCCAGAACGACCGGGACGCTGCCCGGTTTGCGGGTGTCCTCTTTCTGGGCATAGTCGCTTGCTTGCACACCTGTTCCCTTCCGCTGCTCCAGATGAGCTGCTGGATCCTCTAGAATTCGCTTCACTCCTTGAAGACGCTGCCGAGTTACTAGCTCCAAGTAGCCCTGGTAGTGTTCCTGGCCAGTCGTGGGACAGATCTCCCTCTGATAGCACAGATACGTCGCTTCCGGAGGAAGAGTTGTCGGGAGAGCCCCCTCTTCGACGTAGGAAGTAAAGCACCAGTATTTCGCTCGCGCCATGAATGGAGCGTGGGATCAACCTAACATGCGAGATGCGGTCCGTAGGATCGGTGTTGTTATCGCTGCAAATCAGTTGGAAAAAGGAATCAAGAGGCTCGCGGCCGTTCACGGCGCGATATTCGTTGGACGTCGAGCGAAGCGAGCTTGGTCCAGTTTAAATAATACATCGAATCAAAATACAATGAACAAGCGCCTCAGAGGCAATAATTACACGAACGATTGGTTACCTGAAAATCCTTACAAGAGTTTGCGTAGCGAATCCGCGTCTCGCACAATGCCCTTTATTACGTATCAGCGCCAAATCGGGCGTGGCAAGCGCGGCAGAAGTCGCCGCACCGTTCGACGATTGGCTCGTGCCCAGTCTAAGCGTCGTTATGCTGGATCTTCTTCTAGTTGTCTTTCGTCTTCTGCTTTGGTACCTGTCACGAACTGGACTACTTTCGATGACGGCGGGAGCACTTATCTCGCCATTACTCCGTCTTTGGCGCCTTTTTTTAAAGAGTATTCGTCGAACGTTACGTTAGATGCCGATGCGTCCGTCGCGCGCACCATGCGCATTTCGAAGCATCATAATATGTTCGAGATCACTCCTGATTGGCCAACTCATACGAGTACAGCTGTTGCTGGTACTTTCGAGTTTTTTCATTTCCGCC